CAGGTATTGACTATGACACTCCAGAAGGCTATCCATAAGGAAACTCTGATTGTCCTGAATAGCGTGATGGGGTTCTTTCCGGTGTGGGAACGAAAGGTTGCCGATACGATCATTTTTCCAACATTCAAACACAAGTGCATCCGCTACGCTCCGTTCCTGAATATCGATGTCAAAAAGTTTCGAGAGGCCTTGCTATTGAAGTTGTCCTCAACTAAATAGTAGTGTCAGATACGCGGTTCCATACGAGGTTTTATATAATCACATATATTAGGAGGTTTTATGTCCACTACCCCCATGAGTTTTTCTGCGTTGAAACGGTCTCGCGGCTCCATCGAGCAACTGACCAAAGCCATCCAATCCGCTTCAGAATCTAGGAAAGATGATGAGCGGTTCTGGCAACCCACGGTCGATAATGCTGGAAATGGTCACGCGGCCATTCGTTTTCTCCCTGCCCCACCACAAGATGGTGAAGAGGGATTGCCATGGGTGAGAACATTCTCACATGGGTTCAAGGGTCCAGGTGGTTGGCTGATCGATTTGTGCCCCACCACCTTACAGGGAAAGTGTCCAGTCTGTGAAGCGAACAGCAAGCTGTGGGAGACTGGTATCAAGGCGAATAAAGATATCGCCAGTAGCAGAAAGAGAAAGCTCTACTACACGGCGAATATCTACATCGTCACAGATCCTGCCAATCCTGAGAACAATGGCAAGGTGCGCTTATACAGGTTCGGAAAGAAAATCTTCGATAAGATTTATGCGAAGATGCACCCAGAAGAGGGGTTTGGTGAGAAGGCCTATATCCCATTCGATTTGTGGGAAGGTGCCACGTTCCGATTGAGAGCCCGTAAAGTGAGTGGTCAGAGAAATTATGATGATAGTGATTTCGCCGCGCCCAGTCCCATTTCAACAGATGAGGCGAAGATCGAAGAGATTTGGAAGTCTGAATATGGACTCAAGGAATTCTTGAATCCTGAGAATTTCAAGAGCTATGAACAGATCAAGAGTCGATTTGCTTTGGTTGTTGGAAGTGCGGCAGCGGTTTCTACCGCCGATCAAGCTGGTTCACAGGGATTCTCAGATGCTGATGTTGGGATGACCCCACCGGCAAAGAGTGCAGCAGCAACAGTGTTGCTTCCTGGTGAAGATGACGCCGATGCGGATTATGACCACTTTAAGAGTCTAGTAGACAGCTAATCATTCGCTGTCAAGCTACTATAATGCTGTGGAGTCTTCGGGCTTCACAGCATTATTAGTTTTAGGATGTAGCAAGGGAGCGATTGACTTGACGAATCCAACTCGTCTCATCTTTGTGTGCGGGAGCCATGCTCTGGTGAATAGTGCTTTGGTTTGTGGTGATATTTTTTACATTATTATTTACCACATTCGCATTAGTAGCAGGAGCGGCCCCTGTCCCAACTTCTGCATTGCGCTTTCTCTCATTCGCATTCGTAAGTTGCTCCCCCGTGATTGGCTGTCCAAGTGTCTGATTTTCCTGTGGACTCAACTCCGTGGGTGCTGATGGGAGCCCAACATTAGCCAAATCCGCTGCCTTATTCGTTATATCCTTCTGCAAGGCATCCATGTTAGGTTCTGGTGGGGTAGTGTCTTGAGCAAGAGTAACGGGAGTGGGAGCCGTATCTTCTTTTTTCGTTTCACCTGACAACATATCTTTGACGCCCTGTGTGACCATTGGGACCAGGTTCGCCATATGGCTGAATCTGTCTGGATCATTTTCTGGGGTCACCTTTTCTTCACCCTCTTTCGAATAAATCTCTGAATACACATCACGAATCACGCTGGCCACAAGGAATGGAAGACCAGCAATGGGGACACCACCAAGACCCTCCAAAACTGCGCCTGTCATATCACCCTGGGCAAGTTTTTGACTAGCAAAAATTAATCCTGCGGCTACGGATGCGAGACCAAGAGTACCAGTACCAGCAATTTGTGCAGCGCCCTTCGTGACGATTTTTGGAATCGATTTCTTGAGGATGGCCTTTATGGCACCCTCTGTCAATTCGGGTGCAGCTTTTTTCGCTATTGCTGTGGCACCATGTGCTACGGCACCTTTGGCACCATGCTCCATTGCGCCTTTTATAGACTCCAATCCTTCTCCAACCTTCACACCAGTCTCAAGCGCCTTCGCCGCATGTGCACCGGTCTTTATGGCTTCTTTGCCACCTGCTTTGGCGAGTTTGGTAGCATCTTCCCCCACTTCAACAGCTTTACCTGCTATTTTTCCACCCAACCCAAGTGCTTTTAATCCTAGTGGTCCCAACATTTTGAGTCCATCGAGGATCAGTAGAGAGAGTTTGGCTATCGCTGCGCCGATTAATTTGAGTGGGTCTAGCAATTTTCCCAAGAGTCCACCAAACTTCGCCGCCGCAATACCCAATAGACCAAACCACCCCATGATGGTCTCCATCCAGCTTTTGGTGGGTTTGCCTGTCACATCTTTCGTGACTTGGGTGGGCATGTCTCGCTTATGAAACTTATGCTTTTCCAGTTCGGCTTCATCGTGTAAAAATTCAAGATGATCGGCCTGCTTTTGTGCAAGATCCACCCCCTTTTGCTCAAATCCTTCTATTGTAGTGAGTCGCTTGAGGATCATGCCTAGCGTGGACGCCATTTGCTCCAGGAGACCCGATTGTCCACCACCCGATGCGGGAGATGGTCCGCCAGTTTCCCCTCCATAGGGAGTGGGCATTCCTTCGGTGGATTCTTCCATGCCTGGGGGAATACCGCCCTGAAGTCCAGCGGCACCACGGATTGCCTTTTGAGACCGACCCATAAGTCGTCCTGCCAACACGGTGGCTAACTTTGATCCTCCAGTCATTCGATGGACGATGTTGAGGGGATCGAACTTACGTTTTATCGCACTCTTGATTTGACCAGTCTTAAATCCAATCGCGGCACCGGCAGCACCACCAAGACCACCTCCACCAGCAAGATGTTCAGCGGCTACATCGGCCATGGTGTTTTCATGGTGTTGAGTGACGGTGATCTGACTTCTAATATTTTTTAGTGCAGTGAGGATGTCCTTGCGTGTTTCTTTTCCCAGTTCAACTTTGGGCCCAGCCATTGGAGCCCTGTCTCGTCGCCCAGATTCCTTTGTTGAGGTCTTTCGTTCTTTGGTATTGTCCTTGGTGGCTTTGGTCTGCTCGTCGCTCGCGTTCTTAATTTTCTTCAACTGATCTTTCATAGAACCGAAATCATTCTGCGTTTCTTTTATGTAGTCCCTAAGATCATCCTTAGCGGGAGGCCCAGACATTTTTTGCATAGATTTACGCATATCGGCAAACTGGTCGCCCATTTCTTTGACTGTCTTGCTGAGATTATCGTCGGACATGTTGGTTCCTTTGTGATGCTATTTCTGCGTTGCGTGTCTTTATACGTTCATTCTCTCGTTCGACTCTCTGTTGCACCAGGGTCAGAAACACCAATCGCTCCCAAGGCATCATGTTTTCAAGTTCTGAGATCGAGAACTTATGATCCTGGACCAAAGCGAATGTTGTGGTATAGTAGTTCGCTAGGTTATCATGGGCCAGGATTAGACGAAAAAACTATCGAGTCCCTTCACCAGAATGTCTTCCTGCCGATCACACTTCGGGCACTTGAAATGTAATGTGAATTCCACTTTGGGCATGGTATCAAAAAAGGCATCCATTTTTGCGACCTGCTCGTGGGTCAGATCATTCACAAAGTCGTTGACTTCAGACACCGGCACGTCCTTTGTCAACACCACTTCATTTTTATCATTAATCGACTCAATGCAGTCTACCAGGAAGGCAAAGGCTTCATCAGATGGAAGGTCCTTGCGAGAGATATTACGGAACGCCTTGAAGGTGGGATAGCGCAGGGTGATTCCCACATTCTCGGTCAATTGAATATATTTGCTGTGCTCTGGTGCGAACTGTGGTTTAATCTCAAGCAAGTTCACTTGATAGTCAGAGATCACGTTGCAGGATGCAGTCTCCCCACTTTCAACATTTGCTACGGGATTATTACACTTATAGCGCAGCGTCACTTCTTCTCCGATGCTACGGGCTCTGAGATTCAAGAATAGAAATTCAATATCAAAGAGTGGCAATTTGTCGATATCAATGCCAGAGATTTCTCCCACACAATTCTCAAGAATTTGTCGTGAGGTGTTAAGGACCGTGGTGGCATCCTCGGATTGCATCGCCATCATGAGAAGCTTCTCTTCTTTCACGAGAAAGGGTCGGAAGGAGACTTTTAATCCAGAGGGACAGACAATATCATAAAGAGGAATCGCAAGTTTCGGAAGTGCCATAATTATTCACCTTTCTTAAAATGGATTAATGCCCCTAAGTGCTTTAGCTGCTTTACCGAGAATATCTGGTCCAGTCGCGGCCACTGGTGGCTTGGGTGACGCCGAGGTGGAAATGGGTTCCACAGGTTTCGTTGGTTGGGAGATATGATAATATTCAAATGCCATGGTCACACTCACGCGATGGAAGCCATCTTCTGACCAGGCCAGTGGCATTTGATTGACCGCAGTGGGGAACGCCTGAACGAGATTCCATATTGCTATAACATCGAGAGTGGCGTCTGTACCAAATCCACCGTTTTCTTTGTCTACGTCCTTT